ACACAAAGGAGTCAGTCATACCATAGAGACTGACACAGCTGCAGGGAAGGCGTGGGTTATGAAACACTTACACCCTCCTGGCACGTCCCATACAAATTCCTCATATGCAGGAATACCAGATAGAAACAACAGCCCTTCAACACATGCAGAATACAGAACCCTTAAGGATTTTAAATGCGTGCGCAAAGGAGTTGACCCTGTTGAATATTTTAACAGTCTGGTGTTCCTAGTCATTCCAGGCATTAATTATCCAGTTTATTGCTTTGGTATTGATATTAATGGTAACGCATTATTAAATGGAGCTGTAACGCCCAAGAACTTCTACGTTCCTAATTTCATCCAGAGCAACGGATCCTATAGAATCGGAGCTTTTTCCACTACGTTCTACCTCAACGCAACAGGTTTTAACAATCAGAGTACGGTCACAACTGCAAAGTTTAGACCAAACATTGAGTATGTTAGCCTTTCTACGCTGTTTGAGCGTTTTGGAACTTCCGATACTTTTAGGCAATGTTATCCCGATTATGAGGATGGTTACGAGGTATTAGCTACTACTACGAAGAGGCCCGGTGAGAAAATTTCAAGAAAATTGAATGCAACTCCCGGTAACATCGTGCAACTAATAGACCTCGGGACTATCCCTACTGAAGGAACAGACATATCCGAATTGGACATTCGTTTTGCCTCTCGACCAGGAAGAGATGGTGCCTTTATGGTAAACACTTTCTGTGATCCTACTCAGCCGTACAAGGCCGTTTCAGACACTAAGATCAACAAACAAGATCCGTATCCAACTACGGGTCTTCAATGCTTTTACACCGTTACTAACCAAGCTACGGGAACCAAAACGCTACTCCCCTTTGGTAATACTATTGGAGGGGCCGCTTTTGATGTGCCGTGGTATGATGGTATTGAATGTGGTTTCGTAATATTCGAAGGCCTGTCAGTACCAGCTAACGGTTCTACTACTAGCATGGGACTCCCATACATTACAGTTAAAACCGTGATGCAGGTTGAGGCCCAGCCACTCGCTAATTCGCCAACTCTGCC